CGTTATAAGTAACCCTATCTGGTCGCTTCGCTTACTTATAACAGCAAATAGGCTCAATTTTTAAGCTAATCTTCATGCTCTGATTCAACTTCAAAACTTTTAATAAACCTTGATTTTAAATCTTCACGAATTTCAACTTTTAAGTTTGCCATCATTTCTTCAATACCATCTTGAAAATCATTCCAATTTTCGTATTCATAATCAGGTATCGTAATTGTTACTTTTATTCTTGCCATTTTATTGATTTTTTATATTAAACCGCCTAAAAACTAAGCCTATTCGCAAACCGTTATAAAACATTAAAACGATTTTATAACAAAGAATATAAGAAATGGGAGGTGGGAGTCGAACCCACTATCTCCACTACTCACACTTATACCATAGTTCTCCTGAGGAATCGAACCTCCTTGATGCTCCCACTTCATATATCTTCAACCGTTGAGCAAAATTGCTCCGTTAATCAATTATTTCTTGATTAAGCAATATTTTATTTTCACTAACAAATGCTTGTGCGTACAAGTATATCTGATTTGCTTTCTCAATATTCTTCTTTATATGAGGTATTTCTGATCCACCAATATAAACTTGAATTGTAGGCTTGCAAAATACCATAATTAAGTATCTATATAGCAAATCATACTGCCTGTCATCTAGCTTAAATTCATTTTTTAAGTTTTTCAAATTCTTGCTATAATTTATTTTTTTTGCTTTAAGCATGAATTTCTTAAAGTTTTTTGTGCCTTGCGATTCTATTCTCATAAATAATCTTTTAAATTTATAATTTTATTAGTAGGTTTAATTGTATTCATGTACTCCCTAGCTTTAATGATACACTCATTTCTTTGTTCAATTCTATCTTGGCTAAATGGATGCTCAATCATGTGAACTCTTTGCTCTTTTGGTATCTCTTTGAAATCATCAAACCATTCAATGAAGATATTTGTAGATTGCTGACAATATTCTTCTAGTCCTTTACGAGTAAAGATATGATTTTGTATTACGGACTTCACTTCTGGGATTCTATCATCATAAATATCTCCACCAGGATTATATAAATCTACTTTATAAGATAATGTTCTAATTTCGTTGTTTACAAGTTGTATTGGAGTATCTATCAAGCAATGGCAAATGATTGAATTTTTGCTATCCCATAGCTCCATATAGCAATCCATTTGACTTAGGTATATTGCATTGGTGCTTTCTAGTAAATGTTTTCTAAATGATTCTAGGCTAAATGAGTTTTTAATATCTAGGATAATGTCAAATTTTATATCTCTTTTCCCTGTTACCCACTTGTTCGACTTTCTTTCATCATCTTTTGTGAATAGTATTCCGGCAACAGAAGAAAGTAAATCTCTTGATTCTTTTTCGCATATAATACCTTTTTTGAAATACTTAGTATCTAGTAAGTTTTTTCGGCCAGTAGTTTCATAAAAAACTATATCGGCTAGAGCATTTTTTGCAGTATCTGTGAATTTGATAATCTTTGATTCATTGTCTTTGTGTCGTAAAGATATGTACTCTGCATCTTGGTTGGCAGTCAATGACTTACCATTACCAATAAATCTTTGATGTAGTTCCTCAAATTTAGCCTTTTGATTCTCAGTTAAAGGATTTGATGAACAAATGATATTCCCAACCATGTGGCTTCTGAATAGGTAATCGTTAAAATCCATTTTTCAATTTATTAAATAGTGGATAATACTTAGTTTGTTCTTCCTCATTGAGCATAAAGTAAACTGCATCTACTTCATCTGCATTTTCGCAGTTTGTAAGCATTAATGCAACATCTTTGAATACCGTTTCTTCAATAACTACTTCCTTAAATTCAGTAGCATTATAAACATCTTGTGCAATACCTAGCATGGATGCACATTTTTTAAGTGCATCTGATGCAGCTGATTTTAAGTCGTTACCTAGAGATAATGGAATATTGCCATCTTTTCTAAACATAATATCCTTATTTCCGAATTGAGTTTTAGTTATCGTTCTAGTTTGCTCGTCTTTAACTATTCTTACGGTTAATCTACCTTTACAAATTACCTCTTTAGCTTCTATGTTTACTATTTGCTCTGTAACTTCAAAATCCCAATCCCAACCAAACATAAGGTTTAGTGCTTTTTGGATATAGCCTACTGAAACATAGTCCCACGTTCCACCACCTTTGGCTGGTCTTTTACGTTTGAATTTCTCTGGAGTAGGTCTAAGAATGAATTGCAGTTGATTTTCAGAAAGTAATTGCGAATCGCATAAAGTTAAATCGCTTTTCTTAATTAGTGCTAATTGTGGCTTGTTGTCTGACATTTTTTAGTATTTGTGTTTTGATTAATTAATTTGATTGTCTTGAATCTTCTAGTCTTTCAATCCCTAGTTCCTCTTTTTTATCAGAATCACTCATTGGAGTTATCTCATTGCAAGTACACATTTCTAGCTTGTTAGATTTTAGCATAAAATAGCTTTCAAATTCTCCTGAATGTTCGTTGTTTACTATCTGTGCATCAGAGTTGCTATAAGCCAATTCTAAGGCATTTAGATTGTTTTGTGATAATCTATTAGCTTGATAAACTAAATTGATTTTTTCAACGTATGGATAGCGTTCTAGTATAGATTGTAGTTCTTCTTCTAGTTTAATGAAGTTGTCTAAGTGATTGTATTTATTTTTGTCCATAATATTATTTTTTAGCAGTGCAAATATAACTAAATTTTATTAAATGCAAAATATTTTTCATTAATAATTTAAGAAAATTTAGATTGTGTTTTGATTTTCTTTGCTAGAATTACCTTTTCATAGTGAGTTTTATTGATTCTAAATTCCTCAAAGTTTCTTTTTACTCCGTAAATCTTAGAGTGCATCCAGTATGCGTACTGAATAGAGTAATTGAGTTTATCAATTTTAGCTTTTATGATTCTACCAAGTAGTTCTGTATTGAGAAATGGCTTATCTTTTACATCAGAATTACTTAGGTTGTAATTGATTAGCTGTTGTCCTGGTTTGTAAATCATACAACTTGCATGGGGCAGTCCAGAATATGTGTCTTTTGGGTTTTGAAATAATATATAGTTTAGCATGATATTAAAATTGTTTGATTAGTTAAATTATAGCCTTTTTTATTGAGGTATTTCAGTGATTGTTCTTTTTCTTCTTCATTCAGGTACTTGTATAGAGCTTCTAGTTCAAAGGTTTCATTAAGACTAGCTTTCAACTCCATGTGTTTGAAATATAGCTTTAAAGTGTGTGTTTTGTGTTTACCTATTGTGGCTGGGAGCTTCGTAATTGTATTTGTATTTTCCATTGTAGCATTAGTTTTTTTAAGTTTTCGGTTGGATCATCAACCATTATTTGTTGCCATATTTTCTTATCTAGTAGCATCCTTTCGGCTTTAGCATCTAGTTTATCAATAATATCTAGTTCTGTAGTTTGATTACAGATACTTTGTGCTATAATTTTTGTGTCAAATATCATCTCTAGTAATTTTTTCGATTATCAATCCCTCGTATTTCGTGTATTTTGTGCCTATTGCACCTATTCTTATGCTATCTCCTACATTTAACTTATTTGGGTCTACAAACTTGCCTATAAATGCTTTAGCATTGTGGTCTGTGTTTAGAATTTCACCATCAGAAGCAATAAATATTACTTTCATATCTTGCCCTAAGTCTTTTAGATTTATTTTTGTGTGCATTGTTTTGTGTTTTAATTGAATAGATTGTAAATTACTGCTATTGCTCCGATGCAGAACGTAACGTAAATAAATGCTTTATATATATCCTTTTCCATTGTCTGTGTTTTGATTATTAAGATTGGTTTGATGTAAATGCCTCTAATACTTCTTTTTGTTGTTCCTCGTCTAGTAGTTGCCAAAAATCAGCTTCTTTTAATTCTTCTACATTTTCATAAGAATCTAGTTCACTTTCTAGTATATAATTTATTGCTTCTTCTGTTCCTCTCAATTCAAATATACCTTTCCAAAAGGTATAGCAATTATCAGTGCAATTCCCGTTTTGAATATCTGCATATCCTGCGAAATCGCATCCAGATTCCTCATATTCATATCTAATTACAAAAGACGGATATTGTTTGCTTATGTTTGTGATTAGGTCTAGCGATGGACACCATGCAGAATCTCCACTAATATAAAAGTTTTCATCTAAATATCTTTCTACATACATATCAAACCACCTTGCATCATCTCCATTAGATTTGTATTTTTCAACTAGATTTGAATATAGGTCCGTCCCATTTGTTTCAGTTTCTAAATTATTTATTTTAAAGAAATCATCTATCTCTTTTTTAGTTCCAGTAAATTCTATTGAGTTATAACAATTATTTGCCATGATATTTTATTTTGTGTTTTGTGAATATTTATTAAATTATTATTTGTTCCAGCTTAATTTTAATAGGGTTTCCCATTGTTGTGTTGTGTATAGTCCATATCTATCTCTAGCTTCATTTATAGATATTTTTAGAGTGCTTACTGCTAAGTGTAGGTATTTAGTATATAGTTCTATTGGAGGTAAGCTATTTTGGTGCTTATTATATGAATCAAAGATTCTATCTAGGTTTTTATTATACCTTTGTGCTTTCGTTAAATTTGCCATTTGTGTTTTGTGTTTAAGGTTTGAAAAAGAAGTTATTACAAGTATTTTCTAACTCGTTAAGTATAGCTTTTTGACTTTGCTCATCAAATTGGCATAGTACTTCATCATACAACCATTCTTCTTGAGTAAATATACCTTGTTGTCCATCAAAGTCTAGCACTATTATTTCTTCATCAGTGGTAGTTATTCTAAAGTGGCAGGGAAATTTTTTAATTGATTTTAAAGTTTTCATTTATTTAATTTTTGATTATTGTTTAAGAATTTGTGTTTTGTTTTTATGAATAAGATTATATTAAGCCAAGCATAAACGCTGCGTAATCAATAGTATCTTGACTTGCATGCCCGTAATATTGTGCATATTCGTTATATTCATTTGATCCGGAGTGGTCTATTATTAGTCTTAATTCTTCGTCGCTACAATCTTCAAGCCTACATACTATTGTAGTATTATAATCTCCATCAATGTCAATACATCCAGTGCCATCATTTACTACAAACAAACCTACTTCGCATCCATTATGGTCTACATATATCAATTGACCTAAGTTTAAACCAATATGTTTAAGTCTTTGATATTCTTTGCTTTCTGCGCTTTCTTTTTCCGAAGCAATATTAAGCAACTCCATTATATTAGTCCTATCTTCTATTTCTTTTGCAACGCTTTCGTAATTTTCAAAAGATATAAACAAATCGCTAACGTAATCGTCAATACATTTATCTGTGTCTATAAATTTCTTGAATCCTGAATTATGAAATCGTCCTCCTCTACCAATATGGAACGATACTAATGTATTTAATGTATTTTGGTCAAATACTTTTGTTTGACCATGTAAGTTTTTTATTTGATTTTTCATTTTTTTAATTTTTGATTATTGTTTAATAATTTGTGTTTGGTTATAGAATTTAATAAACTCAACTACTGCTTTGTAAACGGCTTCTATTTTGGTGCTAAAATCTTTGCCTGAAAGGTCTACTATCATATCTTCATCATTGTTAATGCTTACTGCTTTATTCATTATATCTACATAGTAGTTCATGCTTTCAATTTTTTCTACCACTACCATAAGCCAGTTCCAGTCTGTGTCAAAATTTAAGTCTTCAATGTGATACGCTATACCTTTGTGTATATAACAATCGTCTAACCTTTCTGTTTTTTGCGTTGTTAATAAAAACTCTGCTATCAATTTATTATTTTCTGTGTTCATTTTGTTTTGTGTTTTGTGTTTAAGGTTAATTTTTTACTTGTTGCCCTGCTGCAAAGAATTGATATACTCCTTTGTTTGTGAATACCGTACTTTTGCCGTCTTTATGACTTATAAATTTTAATACTTTTAACTCCTTAGCTTTATTTAAACAAATATCTTTTGTTAGTCTTGTTGGGCTTCCTTGTTTTGGTATGCTTTTATTTGTATAGCTTACGAAAGGATATTGTTTTAATGCTTTAAATAATATATCTGTACCATATAAGTCAATAAAGTTCATTAATTCTTTTGCTTGTTGTTGTATTTTATTTGTATCCATTATGTTTTGATTTAATTAATTAAAAATAAATATTTTCTATTTCCTCTTGAGTGTAATTTTTACCTATGTACTTTTGAGCTGCTTCAAGTTTTCTAAATTTTTTAATAGTTTCTTTGTCTTGCCAATGGTTTAAAAAGCTATTTTCTTTTATTATTGCTATATAGCCTCCTTTGAATATTTTTTCCTCGTCTGCTATCAAAAGAACATTATCTGTTAATGTTCTTTCCCTTAAAATAAATTTTTGCATTTTGTTTGTGTTTTGTGTTAATTAATTAAATAATTTATCTTGTACATAGTATGTAATTATATCCCTTATGGTATATCTTAGTTGTTCATCAGTCTTTTTAGCAAGTTCAATAATTAAGTTAATATTCTCGTATTCCTCGCCTGAATACTCTATAATACAATTTATCATGCTTGGCCTATTGCTTTGTGCAATTTCAAAAGTTAAACTATCTATAACTTCTGCAAATATATTTTTATCTGTTTTATTCATTGTTTGTGTTTTGTGTTATTGGTTAAATAAAATTGAGCTTCTTGTATTGTTTAGTCTTATGGTATCAAAAATACTTTTTTCTGTGGCTATATAGAATAAGTTAGTTTTTGGATTAGATAAGCAATAAGTATTTTTTATTGCTTCTAAAAACTGCTCTTTGCTTTGTGTTTCTGTTTTGACTAGATGTGCAAAATTTGCAATTTGATCTATGAATAAAAAGTTCAAATTAGTTGGTTTTATCTCTGTTTGTTCCATTGTATTATATTTTTAATGTTTTTCTAAATTTTTAACGTATTGAGGTATTGAATTTATATACGCTACATATCTACCTTGATTTATTAGCCTATCTTTGTAGTAAGGTGCTAAAATTAGCTTATTTTCTTGCAGTTGTTTTTATTGTTTATACTCGAAAATAAACAAAGCGTTTGCCTTTATATTGATTTTTCGGTGGATGCTGTATTGTTCTGCTATTGGATGATTTTGCATGATATGTGTTTTGTGTTAATTAATCTTCAAAGCCCTCTAATTCTTCTAATTTTGTGCCTATTGGTCTAAGTCCAAACGGCTCGTTATCTAGCCCAAAATCAAAAGTATAGCCTATTGCTTCCATTTCTTCGCACATATTGGCTGTGTCTTTATAGTCCATTTCGCTGCCGTCCCCTCCAAAATCATCAGCATACCTTTGTATTATTTCAGCTATTTCTTGTGGTTGGTTTTCGTAGTCTTAAAATAAGTCTTTCATATTTATAAATTTAGATTGTGTTTTGATTAATACGGCTATATTTCAAGCCGTTTATTAGTTTATTAATTTAGTTATTTTCTATATTGATAATGTCAGTTAATAGCCCGTTAAATGTAATTTGTTTGCTTAAATATTGGGAGCTTTTATCATGTGTAAATAATACCCTAAAGTATTTAGTTTGAATATCTGTTTTGTTATCCCATTTTGAAACCTTGCAGGGTACTGAATTTATAAAATTTTGTATTTCGGCTTCTATATCTTTATTTTTATTATTTGATTCTTGTACTATTTTAGCATTTAATTCTGCTTCTTTATCACAATAGCTAAACCAATCTTGTATCTTTTTATCAGTAAAAACGCCTATTTTGTTTGGCTCTATTAAATTACTTTCTTTTATTGCTAGTTCTCTTGTATTATACGAAACTTTTTGCACATCTTTATAATGCGAATAGTCAAGGCTAAAAGAATATTTATTTTGTCTATCTTTAACTAGTCTTAATAGATTACCCTTTGGGCTTAAAAATAATAGTCTTGAGTGTTCTATGTAATATAGTTCTACTTCTTGGGGCTCTGTGTTTGTATATTGTCTTTTACACTCCCAAAATAAACCATGTTCGTACTTTTGTAGCATTTCAGACGGCAAAGTATAATTATTATTTACTTTATCTAAATAATTAAAGGTATGTCCGTTTAATATTTGCGATTTAGTATACTCTCGTGGTATCTCATTAGATACATATAGATTCAATTCTACTGCTTTGTTTTTTAGATTTTTCATTTTTTTAAGTTTTTGATTTGATTAATTAAATTGTATTAGGTGTCATTTGTGCCAATTTTTCGCACTCTGTTTTATTTATAAAGCCTAATCTATGTAATTTATGTATAATTGAGTAGTTAGTGTGGAAAATCATATCCATACCACAACCTCCAATAGTAAAACCGTCTTTGTGTTTTGCTTCTGTATAGTCTAGTGCAATGAATAAACAATTATAATTTCTTTGGTAGTATTGTTTATTATTTCCTTTTTCGCACGATGTAAATTTAATTACTCTACTCATTCCAGAAGTTGAAACGCTTTTAATTACGTTAATCATTCTTTTCTCTTGAATAGCTTTAATGTAACATAAAGCATCATTAATAAAATTATCAATAGTATAGTATTTTAATTTTTTATCAATATTTTTATTGATTATTTTGTCATTACTTATTGATGCTTTGATAGCGTTTAATTTTTTAGCGTTCATTTTTTTAATTTTTAGTTTGATTAATTATTATTTGTTTTATTTGATGATGCAAATATAAATACATTTTTTTTATTAATGCAAAATATTTTTCAATTATTTTTAGTTTTTCAATGTTTATAAGGCTTTTAAGCACTAAAAAAGTTATATGTTGTAACATCTATTTAGATAATATTTGATAAAATAGCATAAAAAATGTACTTAAAAAATATATATTTTAATTATTAAAAGTTGCAATAAATACAAGTTTTATACTAATATCTGAAACCATTAACCAGGATACAACCAACAAAGCATATTTATACATTACAATCACTCATAGTGCGACCAAAGGAAGCACCATATATAAAAAAAATACCTTTTTAACCTATTTATATACTCTTTCATCATCTGAATAATAAAAATAAAAAAAACATACCTATTTAATACATTAGGCTTTATTTATTCAACCAACTAAGAAAAACACAAAGCAATGATTTATAAATAAAAATCATAACAACCAGCCAAATAAACTAAATGTTGATACGCACAAAATCAAACACAAAAACCAACCTAAAACCAAAAGTTTAGACATACCTAAATTTAATTATAGTACCACTATTTAGAATCATTCTAAATAAGAAATCATCCAAGCAATACAACAACCATTAATACTGCATAGCACTAAAATCCTTATTTAGAATTTGTTTAAATAACTATTCCAAAGAACAATATTCAAACAATAGCTTTTTTTTAGTTGAGGTATTTTGTAACAAAGACAAGGCTTTCAGAGCTTTTGAATTTATATTTAAAGATATTTGTATCAAACAAATTTCATTTTTGCATCATTTTTTATACAATAGCTATTTTGTATAGTAAATAGTACAGTGTCTTATAATAATATATTATGTTAAATAAAATATGTCAGTAAGTCAGTGATATTATTTAGATTAATTCTAAATAAAGCTATTTTGCTATTGTGATTTTAAGGTACTAAATTTAGATTATTTTTGATAGAGATATACAAACTATCATTGGAGCATATAAAGTCTTTAATTTGAGCAGATATATAAGCAGTAGGAAGCTATTACAATTCATAATGTAATTTACAATTAATAGTAGTCAATTTTAAAATGAATTTGTTTTGAAACTTTTTTCAAATCATATAGGGGGTAGTTTGGTTTTTGAAATATGTAGGAGGGGTAGTTAAGTACATACCTAAAAAGTTAGTGTGTATCATTAATTTTGATTATTGCTTTGTTGGTTAAATCTTGGTTGGTTTGATTGTTAGAATAAATTTAGATTGGTCTTGGGGTTTTTGTTATTTGGTTTTTTGGTGGTTGAGAAATTGTGGTAGAAAATTAAATAAAAAAAAATGATATGATTTGGTGGTTGATTTTTGGTTTTATGGTTTGGTTTATTTTTATTGGATTATTTTCTTTGATAAAAATGTGGATAAACTTAGGTTGTATTTTAGAGTATATAAGATAAGATAGGGGTTTCCTTGTCTGGCGTGGGTTTCAGAGGAAAATGATAGTTGTAGGAATAACATTGTTATTCGTAGGACTACGATTTGTAGTTGTAGGACTACGATTTTGGATATTTGTATGGTTAAAAATGTGGATAAGTGATTATTTAATATTGCGAAATATTTTTTGTTATTAGGATTTTATTTGTATGTTTGCAGTTCTAAAAATAAAATAATATGTCAGAAAAAAGGTTTGATGATTTTGCTTATTTTAATATCCGTAAAATTATAAGAGAAGTTTTAGAAAAGCATGATTTTAAACTTCCGGAACAAATAGAAAGATTTATTGGTAAACATTCTTATAGTGAAATGTTGAGATATGACTTGATCGAAGTTCTTAATAGCTTATTTGAGAGAGATGAAGTTAGAAAGACATTTTTCTCTAGTCTTGAAGTAAAAGAATTTGAAGATAATATAGTTAAATCTTGGATAGACTTTCATATTAGTGAAAAACAACCTACACAAGCTAAGGTTTTATTCACTAATTGGATTGGAGTAAAAATAGGCATAGGGCAAATGTCTTTTGATGAAATGGTAGAGGCTCAAAAAGAGTTTGAAAAAAAATTAAATAATCACTAAAATAAATATTATGGAATTATCTAAAAAATCAGAGTTGTTTATATTAGATTCGCCTTTAGCCGAACCAAATGAAGTATGGAATAGCCATGACAAATACCTCATTGAAAGAATAGTTACTGCCGATGGAACTATTACATGGTATGGAATAAATACTAATTGGAAAAAAGAATTAGGCCAAAATTGGACTGAACTTGCAACAAATGATAATGCAAAGCCATTAGAAAAATATTTACCAGAAATTATTTATGGAGAAGATAGGATATATTGGAAAGAATGTGATACTCCTTTATATGAAAAAATGTATGTTGAATATTACAGAAAAAAATCTATTAAAGAATTAGCTTTTAGAGATGATAAGGGCAATTTAGTTATATCTCAAAAAGATTATATTAGAATTATGTCGCAACAAAATACTACTACAAAAATAGTTTATATAGATACTCCTGAAGCTCCTAGCGTTTTACCTACAGAAGTTGGAGAGAGTTGCTCTACACTACAAGCAATATTGGATGAAAAAAAGTCTGTACTATCTAATATAATAGATAAGGCTGTTGAAGAATTTAGGAAATCTCAACCTATTGATATGACTATGCATGGTGTCAATTCAGATATGGTGCATGAGGCTTTTAGGAATGCCTGTCCTTCAATAGAGGAAGAAACGGATAAGGAAACGGATGATGTTGGTACTGATTACAATGCAAAATTGCCTAATGTAGGAACCATAAAGCCTGAAAAGTTTTATTTACATTTTCTTAATAATTTTTTTAATAAAAATGATATAATAGAATCAAATGGAGTAAAATTAAAAGTTTTACAAACTCCACATAAAAAATGGTATAGACAATTATTTCAATTTATTAGTTTTGGACTATATGAAGCTCCTATTCAATATAAAGTAATACAAGTAGACTTAGAGAATTTACCAAAGCCTAGCATCTGGCAGTCAATCAAGAATTTCTTTACTAAAAATAAATAATTAATCTAGTGGCATCAATAATTTTGTAGAATTATGAAAGGGGGCGAATCTTAAATGCACTACAATGTACCTGAAAGATGTCACCCTTTCTTTGATGCTATTATAAAATAAAAACAAACAATATGGAACTACTACTAATAATCATACTATTCTTTTATGGTGTCTTAGTGATTTACAATTACTTCACTATTTACTTGCACAATATCAGTGAGGAAAGCAATAGTAGAAATGATGGCATTGATACTATACCTGAAAAAAATGCATTCAATCCTTTTTTCTTACTTAGATACTTAAAATAATATACATATATGGCTAAAATTAAAGTTGGTTCGGACTGCTGCGGAGTAGGTTCTCTAATTCAAGCAGTTAAAAGATTAGGTATTGACTATGAGGAAAGTTTTGCGTGTGATTTCGATTACTATGCTAGGCTAAACTATTGTATTCAATATGGTACAGATGGAGATGTTCAGATTGCACAATCTAAAAAACATAAGTTCTTTTGTGATGAAGTAAAAAGGATTGCACTGATGGATGTAAGTATTGAAGTATGTGATGAAGATAAGCAAATATTAGTGGATGCTAATGAGTTTGCTAAAACTTTCTCATTCTATTTTCCGTTTAATATGTATGAAAGAGAAGTTCCTGTAGATCCAATCGACTTATATATGTCCTCTGTGCCATGCCAAAGTTTCAGTTTGGCTGGAAAAAGAAAAGGGAAGGATGATAAACGAGGTATCTTGTTTTTCAGTTCACTAGACTTCATTAGAGAGAATAAACCTAAATACTTCATTTTCGAGAATGTTAAAGGTTTGCTTTCACATGACAAAACGGATAAAAAAGCTAAGTATGGTAAGACTTTTTCTGAATGGATTAATTATCTAGGTGGTAAATCAATTAATGGCAATGCAACTTTTATTCCTTATGAGGATAGTGTGCCATATCATATCTATTTCCAGGTGCTAAATGCTAAAGAACATGGAGTGCCACAAAATAGAGAAAGGATATTTATTGTTGGTATTCGTGATGATGCAGATAATAGTTTCAGATTCCCTATAAAAGAAGTATTAAAACTAAGATTGAAAGATGTTTTAGAACCTATTGTAGATGAAAAGTATTTTTTGAGTGATAGTATGTTAAATATGCTAACAAGTCATGCTGATAGGCATAATAAAAAAGGAACAGGATTTGCAGTAGATTATAAAGATGAAAACTCAATAGCAGTAACAATAAGAGCTAACGCAGCTTTATGTCCTACTGATAATATTCTCAAAGTAGGATTTATCAATCAAGATACACAAGCAAGTCAAGTTTATTCAGATAATGGAGTAAGTCCAAATATGTGTGCAGGAACACATGGTTATGCCAATGGATATGTGGAGAGTGGTTCTAACATAAATGAAGATGCAGATATTATAAATCCGTTGAAAGATAAAACTCAATATGGATGGCATTTTGAACAAAATGTATATTCGGAAGATAGTGTATGTAGAACAATTAAATCTAGTGAGGGTAGTGGTAATAAACCAAAGGTTATTGTGGATGAACCTACAATAGTTGCTATGCGAGGCAGATATAATGAGGATGGAGTTATTGAGCAAAATATTGAACCAAATGACAATAGCACTAGCAATGCAATTACAACTGTACAAAAAGACAACTTGGTTATGGTTAGTTCTGAACCTAATCCGATAGTAGAATATCAACTAACGGGTGGCAAGTGGGATAAAACACATGAGCAAAGTGGTAGAGTTTATGATAAAAATGGCGTTGCACCAACAATTCATACTATGGGTGGTGGGAATCAAGAGCCTAAGATTGCAGTTGAGCAAAACTTTATTCAAGGTGGAACACAAGAGCATCAAACAAAAAGAAATGATGGGATAAGTCCTTGTTTAACTGGTGCAATGGGCATGGGTGGGGGTCAAATACCAATACATAATTACAACAAACGTATCAGAAAACTTACCCCAACAGAAGTATTCCGCCTTATGGACTTCGAGGAAAGTTTTATGGATAATGTGAAAAAATACAATGAGGCTAATCCTAAGAATAGTTTGTCTGATTCGCAGTTGTATCGTCAAGGTGGCAACTCAATAGTAGTAGCTTGTTTGGAAAAAATAATCAGAAATTTGAAAATAAATTTTGAGTAATGAAAAAAATAACTATCTTTGCTCCACTTACTCGGGCGGGTATAAGTCATAAATAAACTATTAATCCTCAAAAGAGGTTTCTATATAGTACTAAAGACCCAAACAGCCGCCCTTGTTTGGGTTTTTTATTTGAAATAAACTAAAACATTAAACTATGGCTAAAAGATTAACACTTACTGAATACAGACAAGAAAATGCAGTATGGTTGAGTAATGAATATGCGATTTCGCCTCATAATGTATTTGAAAAATATTTAATAAATAGATATATATCATACTTAATAGCCTATGGTATTATTTTATTTATGAATGAAATTAAATGTGCTGGAGAATATCCAACAGAATCTGAAATTGAAGCACATTTATTAAGTAAACAAACAGAAGTAACCGAACATTGCCCTCATTAACAAACAAACTAAAAACAAACAAAATGCAAACAACAAAATTTAAAGTAGGAGATGTGGTTTACGATTCAGTAAACTATCCAAAGCAAAAAGGTAAAATAACTTACATAGATTATGATGATACATACCCAATATATATAGAATTTAATGGTGGGTATAATAATTCATATACATTAGATGGTAAATATATTGAAAATGATAGTTGTAGTGTTTTATCATTCACTCCATACGAAGTAGAATTTAAAGGCTTCACACAAGAACGTCCAAAGGTTTTAACGGATGAAATGAAAGTGTGCATCAAAGGGGATGGAACTGCTGAATACGGCAAAAAGATTACTGCGCATTTGGAAGGATTGGGATGTAACACTCTGCTTGTTAGTGGAACTAGCCTTGATTATTATTCTATGAATAGGGATTTTGTTATTAATGTGTCTAATATAATCCCACAAGGCTACAAAGAAATAAGCCTTAAAGAAGATGCAATTAAGCAAGTTTGCTATGTAGGTAAAAAAATAGAATATTGTCATTCTACTTGTCTAATAGTTCAACAAAATAGAGAAACAATAGACTTTATGTTTGATGGCAAACAAGAAGTAATAATGATTGATGACATCACAAACGGCAAATACAGAATAATAGACTAATGAAACACTATAAATACTACATTGGAATTGACACTGGTAAAAACACTGGGTTTGCAGTTTGGAATAAGGCTGAAAAAAGGCTTGAAGTAGTTGAAACCATACTAATACATCAAGCAATGGATAAAGTGCGAGAATTTGACAAAAATGATGTATTAATTCGTGTTGAGGATGCTAGGCAACGTAAATGGTTTGGGAGTAATGCAAGTGCAAAACAACAAGGTGCAGGAAGTATCAAAAGGGATGCAACTATTTGGGAGGATTTCCTCAAAGATTTAGGATATAATTTTGAAATGGTTGCACCGAAGAACAACAAGACAAAAGTTTCGGCGGATCAATTCGCAAAAATGACTAAATGGGATAAAAGAACTAGTGAGCATGCACGAGATGCAGCTATGCTTATTTTTAACTACTAAATAAAAAATCATTATATTTGCAATGCGCTAACAGTGGATTGGGTAAACTTAGGTTTGCCCTTTTTTATTTCTTGAAATACCTTTTGTAGATAATATCTTCGGCTTCTTTTGTAGCTTGTTGCTCAATATCACTATACTTTGATTTAGCCTCTCTCTTATCTGTAAAACTAGTAATATAACTAAGTTTTTCCTCTGTAATTTTTCTTAAATACTTACCTCTAGTTTCTACATAATCATAGAACTGCTCATTAGTCATTTCCTCTCCATAGATTTTCTTGTTTTTCAATGGAATAGTTGGCACAACTCCTACTTCATACAATGATTTCAATGTGTTGTCAGTTTCAGGTAACAATAGCAATGCACCATATCTTGACTTCTTAATTGGTTCTCCAAATACATTCAATTTAGGTCTGCCTAATAGTTGGAATACCGGCACATTATTAATTACCATTCCTTTTATATCCGATTTATCATAAAGTTGGTTATCAAATATGTTATAGGCTTCTTTGGCAATGTTAGGTATTGGCATTTTCGCCTTAGATATAGCTAATTCTAATATCTTATTCATATTATCACTATCTTTACTACCTAGTGCATCAAATAAAGTGGATGCACCTTGCAATGCACTAGCACTAAACATTTGATTTGCAGTAGTAGATGCAAATAACCCTACTCTATCGGTCATATCGGCATCTTTATTGTACTTTTTGCTATCTGCAATAGTTCCTATCATACCAAGTAATTGCCCAAAAGGAGTATTTTGATAACTATATCTTACCCATTTACCATTAGGCATTTTAATCCCAATAGTATAAGGCTTCCAACCTAGTGGATATAATGAAGTATTTTTGTAACTATTGCCATATCCATTAGCAGTTACGTCAAATATTTTATCTTCATCATCATCATCTTTTAAGGCATAAGATAAAAATCCTATTGCTAGTAACATTCCGGTAGTTGCTTTGATAACTAATTTGGAACGTTCTTCATCAGTGAGCTTCATTTGCTCTGGACTTGAAAATATACTACCTTTTTCAGTCAATGCTCTTGCATAACCTAGTGGTGTCCAATTTAATTGCTCATTTACTACGTTGGAAATTACTCTTGTGAATGGTATGATTGAAGTAATAGCTAATCCTAATGGTTTATTTGCTTTAGTTATGGTATTAGTCAAAGACTGCAGTCCTCTTGATAATGTACCTAATGCTCCAACGGGGTCATTGTTATATGTAGCTTTCAATGCTGAAATATCCGCTTTATCAGTGATAGACCTATCACGATTCATTTCTATTAATTCAAATATCCTACGTTTTTGAGTTTTAGGATCTAAATATCCCTCCTGGATTGCTTGTTTTTTAAATTCATTGTAGTACGATTCGCCTTTCAATAAGGTTTCGTTAATCTTATCAGTCAATGCTTTGCCTTTCAATCCACTTTTTAATGCAATTTGTCTAGCTAAAACATAGCTTTCCATTTCTTTAACTCCATAGTAGAATAAAGTATCGGCTGCAACCATTAATCTCCTAACATACTTTGCCCACGAAATAGGTTTAATATTGCCGGTATATGATTCTAATACATCTTTCCTAGATATTTTAGGGTTGCTATCAAGTAATAATACCTTTTTATTTGGGTCATAACCAGTCTTTAACACTTTTATTGCTTCTAATCCACCTCTTTCAAGACCAACTAGTAAGCCTTTGGCTAATCCAGATATTCCTTTTGCATCGCCTTTTGCTAACATAAGCATAGAATTTACGTATGCTTCTGCAGTCATTTGCATAGTATTCGATACAAAGTTTTTAACTTGTGTGCTTGATGCCGAAAGTAAACTTGCATACATTAAACTTTTAGCAATGGCCCAATTATCTGTTCCGTTTATTTCTTTGTCAATAAAATCTAGTAAATCAGCTAATCTATCTCTTTGTTCTGCCGAGCCTTGTGGAGCATCCTTAACTTTTCTATGCATTTCCTCAATTTTAGCTATGGTATTTGCATCTAAATTAGATAATCCAATGTCTGAATAAAGCAATTCTTTCATATCAGCATTAGAAATTGTCCCTTTATTGATTCTATCTACAATTTTCACGTATGGTTGCTCTGTACCTAGTAATTCACGCTTTTGCTTACGTAAAACATCGAGTTCTTTTTGTTTCTCGCTCTTAGTAGTAGGATATTTCTTATCTTGCTTGTACGTGCCATTCTCAATAGCTTTTATTTCAGATTCAACCTTAGCAATTTTATCATCAACTTTCTTAGCTTGTGATTTTTGTTTCTTTTCTAGTGCATCTAGCTTTTTATCGGCTTCTTGTGCAAACTTGGTTTCAACTATATCTGCAATAACCTTTGCTTCTGATTCCGTCAAGTCAGTTTTGCTCAATATGCTATCAAGTAATGATTTCTTATATTCTTCCTTAATATCATAGTGAGCATTTACCACATCGGATATTTTCTTACCTAGTTCTTGTTCAGCAACCTTTATGGCATCATCTTCAATCTTAGGTAAATTATCTAGTATGAATTTCTTGAACTTGCTTTCATCAAAACTTTCATCAGCAGTGATATTTTCACGAATATATTTTACAGCTTGTGCAACTGCCGTATTTAACATAATGTTTGCTTTGATACCAGTTTGGATAATGTTAATTGCAGTGTTGTAGGTAGCAGGAAGTAAGTTTACTCCAGGCAAAGCAGTAAATGCCATATCTTTTACCTTAATACTTTCCAACCAATCAATAGCTTTTTGGCTTTTAGTCTTAGATATACGCTCTCTTTTTGAGTAGATTTTTGCAATGGCATCTTTAATTTCTTTTGATCCATTTATTTCTCTTGCGATTTCTATAATTTTTTCTTTGGTAGTTTTTACTTCTTGTTCTACTACTTCTTTTTGTGCAATTCTGCCTTTAGACTTTAATCTCATAGCGTATTCAACTGCTCCTTGCTCTGTCATTAAGTTCCATAGTGCAGCAGTTTGAATTAATCTACCAGCTTCGGTAAGTTTTTCAGCAACTTCATCAAATATTCTAGCACTTTCTTTATAATTACCATTTTTGTTGTTAATTTTAATCAACTTCATGGCTACTATGTTAGTTTCGGCATCTGATAATTCACTTGTCTTATTATCTATTAATATTTTAGTAGCTTCTTCAATTCCATTTTCTTTAATAAAGTTATCGGCAACTGCTTCTTGCTCGGGATTGGTTGTAGGTATATAATCCTTATTTTCTACTAGATTTTGCACTTGTGTAGGCATATCTTCTAGCGTTCTACTAAATGAGCGTTCTTTTGGCTCTTTAGGGAAAAGCTTATCTATGAAAGTTTTGCCTGTTTCTGATTCAGAAAGTATATTTTTAATTTCAGTATCAGATAGTCCATCTGCTTTCCATTTTTCTACTAAGTTTTTGATAGCAGTTTCTTTGTCATTTTTAGAAGCATTGCTTGAATCTATTTGAAATAACGCTTGTCCTTCCTCTACTTGTGCTTTTAGTTCGGGTGTTATGTCTATGGAGTGTTGGGTGCTTCCAATCATTGGTTCTTTTGGTTCAAAAAATCCTTTAATTGGTGGCAATGTTAAACTTACCGTTTTCGGCACTTGACCAAACAAACTTTTAGCTACGTTACCTACTATTCCTAAACTGCCTTCTGTTGATGAACCGTAGAATCCTTTCATGCCTTTACCGCCTACCGCTAAGTCTTTCCCTTTAAAAACATTTTGCCCTTCATTAATTGCTTTTGATGCAATTTCTTTCCCTACTATACCTTCAAGTTCGCTTTCTTTTGCTATTCTATTAACTATAATATTGTTGTCCTTTACCCCAACTACAACATAATCATTGCCATTTGGTTGTTTTGCTATTGATATTTGGTCAACACTCTTACTCAAATCATACCTGTCATTCTGTTGCTCGCCTGTTGTCCAAGCAAGTTTATCAGCACCTTGAGCTACTGCTTCTTTTAATGCAGTCTTTAAGCCTAATTTAGTCCATGCGTTTGTGTCGGTTACGAATGGGGCGGATGGAATTGTTGATTTACCTATTTTGGAAGCATCCTCTATCGCATTTTTTCGAGCATCTTCTTTTGTTAAATGATTGCCTGCCACTTTCTTGCCATCGACAGTAGCCTTATAGCTTATAGACTTATCTGTTTTTAAGTCTTGCTTTGATATTCCACTTTCTTTAGATGCCCTTTCTATTTGCCAATCTTGTATTTCAGAATCAGAGAAAGTATTCAACAACACCTTGCCGTCTTTAGATACAATCCTGTTATTTTTTACTTCTATTATTTCTATTTTTAAAGGTTCATTAAACCCTTCTCTCTTACCTGTCTGTCCCCAATCTGATTGAACTTCCTCTAAGAATAAAACCTTATTACCATCTGCATCTGTACGAGTGTTCATTCGTAAGTGAACAAGTATGTTGGGTTCGTCAAAGTGGGAGGATTTGAATTGGTTATCAAATGCCTTACCTGTAATTACATTTTTTCTTTGATAATTAATTACCTCAATAGCGTTTTTTACAGCATCTTCTTGTGTATTGTGGTATCTGCCTGTTATTGACTTACCTGATGTTTGGTTTTCTTCAATAACTGCATAGGTATTATTCCTACTATCAAATGTTATGTCATAGCCACTTGGCAATACTGTTATAGGTGTATAGTTAGGTACTTTACTCGGCATCGTAACCAACACCTCTTTGTAGTTTTCTTTTTCTCCTTCTAGTTGGTATTGAGAGAATTTGGTGTCTTGTGGTTCTCCACGTTTAGCCATCCACTCGTCTTGGTCTTCCGTTTTCCAATCATCAAAATCTCTACCATTATTTTTTGCTTCGAGTTCCTTATACAATGCTTCAACTTGACTTGAATAACTACCTTTCACCACTTCAACCACTTGAATCCTATTCTCTTTTAAGTATTGTTGTATGTCGCTTTTAGAAATAGATTTGTCTTTATTTTGCTCTAAGAAATCGGATAGTGTAGTCCACTTCATTTCTTCTTTATTCGCACCTCTTGAAAGCAATTGTGTAACCCATTGGTTTCCACTCATTTTATCTTGCTTAACTTGTGCAAGTGCATTTTCAGTATTTGAGTAGAAACCATTTACTACTTCCGAGTTCACATTTTTCACTTTTACCTTTTCTCCATTAGGCAATGTCATAAGCGTTACTCCTTTGGCTAATTTTTCTTCTCTACCTACCTCTCTACCTCCCAACAAATCAGCAGTAACATTATTTACAATGTCTTCAATAGTAGCATTTTGGAACTGCTCATTAGTCCATTTTTTAATGTTTGGACTTTGGCTTGTGAGAATATCTTTTATCCTTTTCCATACATCGCTTACTGACTTCAATACTTGTTGTATCAAAGTTTTCTTTGCACCTTTTAATCCATCCAAAAAGTCTTTTTCGCCTTTATTACCTACCATTTCGGCTAAGACTTCATCAGCAAGTGCATCATCGCTTAATTTACTATAATTTGGATCTTTTCGTTTTTGCTCTATTAAAGATTTCTCTTGTTTTATTTTCTCAATTATATTCTTGTACGTATTAGGGAATTGCGCTTTCATAGTTTGCACCCAAACGTGAGAAAATTCGTGTATAGGAGTATTGGCATTTAATCCAGCATCCTCATTTATGTAGATTTCTCCATCTTTTACAAACCCATATATAGTGCCTGTTTTAGTTTTTAAAATATCTACACCACCTTTACTTAACACTTCGATAGTTTTATCATTGCTAATCAAATTAACATTAATTTTCGGGAATGCTTTTTTGAGTTTACCTATTAATTTTTGAAAGTTCTCTTTGGATATAGTTTCAAACTTACCTTTTTTCTTTGTTTGGAATAATGGATTTTGATTAACGCTATCCTCTAATCTCTGCTTGGTTTCTTTGAGTGAAGCTAGTTGGTCTTTGAGTGTTTTTAGTTCATTTTCTTTGCTATCAACAATGGCTTGTTGTTCGCCTTTATCGTTGAACATAGATTGTGCCTTTGCCCCTGCAAATGCATCAATTTGATTTTCTTTTAAGTTGTTGGATAGTGCATCTTTGAGTTTAGAAAGTTCTTTTTCAGCTTTGCTAATCAAAGAATTAAGCACTCCTATTTCGGAGTTTACTTGCTCTAAGGTAGGTTGTGTTTGTTTTGTAGATTGTAAAGATTCTGATTTTACTTGTTCAAGTATGTTTTTTGGTACTTCTAATCCTGCACTTTCAATAATGTCATTTGCTTCTTTTGCTGTAATCTCGCCTTTCAAAATTGCATTTTCGTAAAATCCGCCTTTTAAACCATCTCTTATTTCTATTGCGTGGTAATGGTCATCTCTCCATTTATTATGAGCTTCTCTTTCTTTTAAAAGTTCTTGATATGTTTTATCTGTTTTAAGAAATTCATCCGTTTCTTTAGCGTCTTTTAATTCTTCATATTTTTTAGTCCAAACTTTATTTATTTTATCTTGAACTGCATTTCCATCATCCAACCCTCTTTTAGCTGCTTTATCCCAATAGTCTTTTGATGTGAGGGTTTCTTCTTTTGAAATTGGTCTTAATTTATTTGGCTTTTTAGATTTTACATCTCTTAATGCAGGGTTTTTAGATGATGCAAGTTGCTCCTTTACTTCTTGACTGCTTGGTTCTTCTGCGCTTTTTTTATCTGAAACATTAGTTTCGCTTTCTGCGCTGGCGGCACTTTGCTCCACGCTTCTTGTATCTGTAATTTCTTGTCCATTTGCTTCTAGTATTTGTATTTGTTCTTCTTCGGTTAAACTATTGAAATATTCGTTTGCTTCTTGCTCTAATTGCGCTTGATTTTCTAGTATCTGCTTTTCTTCATCAGCACTTAATTCATAAGTCAAATCTAATTGGTCAAATGGTACAAATTCCTTTACCATCAATGCCCCACTTCCTGCAACAATTTCATATCCGCCTTGCTCTTTGTTTTTAGCAAGTGCTTCAACTAGCCTTTTGGCTGGCAATGAGTTTGGTTTACCATTTTGCAAGTCTTTTACGCCTTGTCTTATATCTGACCATGGAATACCTAAATTTACTCTAAATTGCCCACTATCGCCATTCCAATCAAACCTACCTTTGCCTATTTCAGACATAGCGTAATCTATATCATCTTGCGAAGATAATGGTTTTTCTTCTTTAAGTCCAATTTTTTTTACTTCTTTACCCTTGTCGTTTGTAACCTTGATTTTTTTACCATCATTAGCCATGGTATAACCTAATTCACTAGATAATTTTATGATTTGTTGCCTAGTATTAGAACCATCTGCACCCGATTTTTGCCTATCTGTTAGTCCATTGAAAGACTTAACTAAATCTGCTATTCTATTGTGTTTCTTTTGCTCTAAAGTCAATTCTTTTGGAGCGGTAGGTGTTACAGCTTTTTCAGATGTTGTTTTACTTGTATTATCAATGGTTTCAGATTTGTTCCCCTCATTAATGATGGAAACATTTTCTTGTGGTTTTACAAGTGGTTCAAACTTACCAGTTTCTTTATTGTAAACTTCTACATTTTCTGCTTTTACTACTTCATTTTTACTAAAGTTTGATTGATTAACTCTTATAGTTTCTAATTCAGCCTTATCTCCATACCAATTCTTATTATTTCCCTTCGTCCAATACTTAGTATTTGTATTGCCACCTTTTTGCTTACCTTCTCTTGGAAACACTCCACCACTTTCTCTAATTGCATCTATTTCTTTTTGTGAAAGAACTCTGTAATTATAGCCTTCTTCTGAAATATGAGGTTTTATTTGATTTTCATCTTCCAACTGCATATTGCTTTCAAACACTCTATTTGTAAATCCTTCTGGGGTAATTACATCTCTTAATGCAGGGTTACTTTCAGATTGAGTTACTTCTTCAACCTTTACTTCTTCTTCGGTTTGGCTACTTTGTTCGGTAGCGACTTTAGGTTCTTGGTTTCCTTGCTCCACTTCTGACAATCCCAATTCGAGTTGTTGAGTTGGTAGCACAATTTTTGTTGAGATTTGCTCTTGAACGGCATCTTGTTTTTCTTTTAGTTGTTTCTCTAAATCACTCGTATCCTCTCCCAAAGTCTTAGCTAATTCAATCTTTTTCTCTAGGATAGTTATATCTTTTTGACTTGCAATACTAGGTTCTTGAACTTGCACATTTTGAGTAGTAGTTGGAGTTGGTGCAACTTCTAGTTTAGCTTCTTGTAAAGTTTCAGTAGGGATTGGTTGGTTACTTATAATCTTATCAACTAATGCTTGATTATCGGCTATTTGCTTCTTATAAACAGACTTTAATTCATCACTTATGTTTCCATCCATCCTAACTCTAATCGTTTCATTTTGGAACAATAAGTTAGTTAAATTTCGCTTATCCGTTTCATCTGTAACATTAGCTTGTTCAATAGTATTTGCAATCTTAGAAACAATCTTTTTGGTTTCAGTAGCCTTAACTTCATCCATTCCACCATTAGCAACCAAATTGTCGGTTATTAAGTTGAATCTATCTACATTATTTACTGCATCATTTAACGCTTCTAACTGCAGTTCATTTTTACCTCTATAAGAACTTAATCCACTCATTAGTCCCGTTGCTAAAACGGTTGGTAAAAGCACATCTTTCATGCTATTCGCATCAATCTTTTGCATTTCAATATTACTACCAGTTGCCTTATTTGTTATATCAGTTACGGTATTTTGAACTAATGGCTCATACAACCACTCCTCGGCAACCTCTTGTACTGCTTCTTTACTTGCATTTTTTACAAAATACTTAGCGTATTCCTTAGCAACTTGCATTGCAGTTATCTCGCCACTAGCATACTTGACTGCATTATCAGTAATTATTTTTTTCAATACACTTTTCTCTGCGTTTGATGTAGCTCCTAATAAGTTTAACTCAAATTTAGGTGCTACTGCCATATTTAGTCCAGCCAATGAAGTAGAAAATGCCATAGCGTAAGCGTTTTTCTCACGCTCATTTAGATCCGTTCTATCTTTTACACTATCGTAAATATCATTTTGAGTTTGTGCGACAATGGTTGCACCACCTAACAATGTTGCAGCTGCTCTACTACCTTGTGTGATATAACCACCTGCAAATAGTGGGGCCATATCAGCAACTACTTGCGATGTAGTAGCCAAGGTGCTATATGGATTGAATGTATTTTCAACTTTGGTTTTTTTCTCCAGGTTATTCCATTCAGACAATATTCCTTTTTCATCATTTACCTCTTTCAAATTTTCATCTCTCAATGAGTAGGCATTACCATTTTCATCTACTAATAACTTATATCCTTTATAATTAGTTTGATTGTAGAAGCTTGGAGTATCGTATTTGTCAGTGAATTTAGAATTTTGTTCTAGGTAATCTTGAATACCTTGCGACACATCTAAACTGCCTCTAAATTGTTTCTTAGCTTCTTCTTCATCTCCTCCGAGTGCCATAATAGCTCTATAAGGAGCAGATAATATCCCTGCGGCTAATTTCCCACCAGTATTTTCAACTATTTTGTTAAATAAAAAATTTGATTTATTGTCTTCAATATCTTTTGTTGCAGAAGCAAAGTCTGTTTTTAATCGATTCCCAATTTCATCTTGAAATCCTTTATATTTACTTTGTAGTGCAAAGTATTCTTTTATACTTGGCTCATTTACAATAGTATTATACTCATTTATTAAAGTATTCCTTTCAGTTTCATCTTGTGTAGTTTTTATCTTTTCATCAAGATTATCTAATGCATTGAATTTATCTTCATTCTCATTAAATACATAATTCATTCTGCCATAGATAGTATTTAATGCATCGGCACTGCTCTTTTTAAATTCAGCTAGTTTAGTTGATTCAAATTTAGTATCACTTTCTGTTTTAGGTATTAATTCATCAAGAGTTACATCTACAATGTTTTTTCCAGTTGCCTTTTGAACTTCGAGTGCCTTATTATTACCTTTTAAAGTTGATTGTAATTTATTGTATTCGCTATCAACCATGCTTTTTTCGTTCATTATTGGAGCAATAATAGTTTCTTGCTCTTGCACTTGTATTGGCACATCTCTTTTTGCACCAACAAATCCTGCTAGTCCAGTAACTGTATTTTCTACCAAATTACCTACTCCAGTAAATGCTTGGTCTAAAATTGTTTCTACTGTATTTTTAGGCTTGCTCTGTTCTTGCTTGAATTGATTAAATTCATCATTATTGAATACAAATTCTTTACCTTGCACTCTTGCGTTACCAGTACCTAATTGGATATATTCTTTTTTAAGTAGTTCCTCTTTTGCTATATTGTCAATATTAGCTTTTTTCGCTTCTACTTCTTTTAGCTTTTGATTAGTTTTACTAAAATAAGGTGCTTGGGTTGGCTCTCCAGAAATTCCCTCTGTAATATTTTGTCCTACTTGGTTTACAGACCTAGTTGGCTCAAAAGGATTTTTGGTTGGAGTATTTGTAGGCTTAGTTTCAACTACTTTTTGCTCAACAACTTTTGGTGTATCTGTTGGGGTTTGGCTTGTATTGTTTTTAGCATTATATCTTTGAACAATGCCTTTTAATTGGTCTATTGACATACCTTTAGCCCTAGCATCGTCAAGTATTTTTCTTAACTCCTCATTCATATTATTATAACCCTATTGATTTTAAATATTCTTCATATTCTACATCTTCTACTCCTTGATTTGCATTAGACTGATTAGCACCGCCTTTACTTTTTTGATATTCATAATATCTATTAGCAAATGTTTTAGAGTTTACTTTAGCTGATTGCATTGTGCTTAATTCAGCTACATCGTCTGCATTATTCAAGTCAAATATCTTTGTTCTTGGTGCGCCTCCTCCAGTCACTGCAATTTCAACTTTTATTTTAGTTGCTGGTTTATTTAAAGTTTGCATACCTCTTGCTGCTTGTCTAGTAGGAGCTTCTTCAATTACTTCTGCACTAGTTACTTTACCATCGCCAGTTGCAGTGTTTATTAGTTCTCCAATAGCAAATTTAGTATCTTCGCCACCAGCTACAACTTTATTAATCCAAAATAATGTAGGGTCATCATCTCCACCCCCACTATTTATTTTATTTGCCCTAGCATTTGACGCATTGGCAGATGCTCTATTTCTATCAATAGTACTTTGCTTTACTGCATTGTCTAATTGGTTATCAAACTTATATGCATAAGGTGTCAAATTACCATTGTCTATACCATTTTGATACTCATTAGCTACAATTTCAGAGTAATATTCTGCATCTTCTTTACTTAATCCTTTTTTCTTAGCTTCAAACATAGCCATAGTAAATACGTCATCTTTAGTTGCAGTTCTGTATTTTCTATCTTTGTTAGCATATACTTTTGAAAAGTTTTCTCTATAATCAGCTACAAATGGGTCAAACCCACCTCTGTATTCAAAATCATCTTTCTTATTATCTAAGAAACCAGAAATTTCATCCTGGGGATTAAGTTTTTGTCTTGATCCATTCACATCTTTGTAAATTGGTCGAATAATTTTTCCAGACTTAATATCATTATTATAATCTGCATAGTCTTTTGCTCTACGTAATGCTGAAACAACTTCATTGCTACCTTGTAAATCTTGATTGTATTTTACTAAATCATTGTACCCACCACTTTGTAAATATAAATTCACATCGCCGCCATATTTTTTGATACCATTTATAATAGGATTTATCAATTCATCGTTTTTCACTCTAATTTTTTCAGTGTCGGGAGGTAATACTTTTAATTTAGCTACTTCATTATAAATATTGAATACTTTATCGCCAGCTTCTTGTTGCTGTTGTCTTTGTTGCTCGGCTAAGTCACGTAATTGTTTTGCTTGATTAAGTTCGGCATTTCTATCAAGGCGTTTCTGTTGCCAATCATCTACCCCTTGCAAGGCTGTGAGCAACCCCCAATCAACAACATTTCCACCTCCTCCTGTTATAGGCATAGTATTTTATTTTATTTTGATAATAAATAATTTTTATAATTCTCTTTTGCTTGTGTTTCCAACTCCCTTTGTTTTAAATACTCTTGTTCTAATTGAGAATATAAGCTATTGTTTCCATAAGCCTTGTTGTAATCTGCTCTATTAGTCATATTTTTATAAGCATCTTGTGTTAATTGAGCTGCTGCTTTCTTAGTCCTTTCATCTTGCAACAACCTATCTTCAAATTGTTGTCTATCATAATCATTCATTTTACCTAAAAATGAACCATAGTTAGCTAAATTTGCTCTTTCTCTTTCAGCATCCAATGCGTTTATTTTAATTGCATCTTGCATTCTGTTGCCACCTACATTTTGAATATTTGCTAGTGCTAACCCTGCGTTACCACCTGCTAAATTATATACATTTGCCATTGCATATCTTGAATTTTCATCGGCAGTTGTATTGAGCAATGACAATTCTTCTGGAGTTAAACCTCTATCGGCTTCTGACCTCAATCTTTGTCCATATTGTAAATATTCAGTAGGCAATGTCCATCTAGGTAGTTCCCTTTGAGAATTGGACAATCCTAGTCCAAATCTATATCCATCATAGGCATTTCCTGCTAAATTTCCAAAGTCAATACCTTTTAATTTATCGTAGAATTTTCCATTTGATGCAGGAACATTGCTTGTGTATACACTTTCTGCAAGTAATGGATATTCGGTTTCCACTTCTACGTCTTCTCCATATATCAAATCGGATGCTTTCCCACTAGTTGATTCATCAAAGAAATTTTGAGCTAATGCAGATTCTATTTCTGGATTGAAAACTCTATTTTGATTTCCGTTTTCCAAATCCATAGGATAATTTCTTTGTGCAAATTGTTGGTTTAAGTCAAACCATCCACCACCATTATATCCTTCCTTACCTTCTTCCATTTCAGTTGGTTCTTCCTTGAATTGTCTGCGAATAATATCGTAAATAGATTCTTTATCGCCTTTTTCTAATGCGTCCTCAATAGCTTCTACATTATCTTTTGAAATAACCAACATCTCGCCTTTTTCAACACGAACTCCCGTATCTTCTCCACTATTAGTATCTACTAATGCTATATCATCGTTCCCTTTACCACCTACTACTGCCACACCACCATCTGTAAAACCATAAGTTCCAGAACTCCAATTATAATTATCTCCTTGTGTATTCACTTTAATTTCAGGGTCGTAAACCATTTTTGTAGTATCCATTGGCATACCACCATCCTGCATTTGTGGTGCAGTTTCTTCTTTTTTATCTTTCTTACCACCATAAGCATCAAACAATCCCATTGCTCCACTCATAAAGCCTTGCGTAATAGCACTATTATATGGTGTTGCATCTTGCGTTTGATATGCAGGAATAGCCATACCAGTTTGTTGTTGGTAGTAATTTTGTAACTTTTTATTATAGTCTATTTTTTCTTGCTCGGCTTGTCTATCTTGTTTACCCTCAATACCAGCTGATATTGAAGATCCAATGCCTGGTAATATGAAATCTAAAATACTTAGAGTGCCTTTTATATCTTGTTTACGTTTAGCTTTATCGTAATTTCTTATTTGTGATTGATTACCAGAATAAGTCATTTTCCCATCTGCTCCCTTAACAAACTGTAGTCTTTTTCTTCTTTTATTTAAGTCTATGCTATTGTCAAGATTAGCAAAATATTGATTGTGTGGTGCAAATAAGTTCGCAGCCACATCACCAGCTACACTATCGGTACTTTTTAATCCTTTGTATGCACTGCTACCAATATTATAGAATGAGCTAATTATAGGTATATTGCCTAATATACCTCCTGCCGTACTACTAACTGCTCCCTCTACACTATTCGCAGCTGCTCTATTGTACCCACTAGACCCTCCTGAATAACCATAGGCATCAATGTATGTTGGCGGTGCGGTGTAAGAGTAAGGTGTATTGCTACTGTATAACATGATTTAATATTTATTTGATATTCTAAATTCACACTCACTCAAAGGTATAATTGCCCTATCACTTGCAAATCTAATAAAAGTAAATTTGTTTTTTGCAAATTTTCCTCTTAACCTTGTAGGTTTTTTCAATTCTCTTGTTGGAAATGTTAAAAATCCCTCTCTATACCTCACTCTACTATCTGTATTTAATGAAATTAAATGGCTATCATTCTCCTCTGTGATACCTTCCCATGAAAATAAATTATTCATGCCTTCTGGATTTATACTCATTCTAATATTGTCATAAATCTTTTGAGTATTTGGATTTGGAGTAGTGTTATATACTAATTCAGCAGTAGCATCAATTCCATAAATAACCAAAGGAGTTCCCTCATCATGCTTGTATAAAGACAGATTATTTTGGCTATAAAACGACCTTTTTAAGTTGCAATATATAAATGGATTAAATGAATGAAATGAAGTATATTTATTGCTTTCTTCATTATACTCAATAGTATATTCGGTTGCATCATCTCCATTCGTAGTCTTTACTAATCTATTTCTATTTGAGAAAGTAGTAATCAAACTATTATTCTTAAAGTCAAATATAGAGTGGATGCCACCCCATATTCTAGCATCATCAAAGTTACCCTCATTGACTAAACTCTCATAAATATCCGCTCCAACATAAGGCTTTTTCCAATAATACTTAGACTGCTCTGTGAAGAAATTATGCATACCAAAAGTATCAGATATTATGTTAAATCCATCTTGCCCAAATCTCCATTGCTTACCTTTATTGGCATCAACTCCATAGATACTTCTACCATTTGCTATAACAGACCATTGGTGCTGACTTCCGTAATCGGTATGGATATATTCTTGTCCATCATATCCTTTGCCACTTCCAACCGTTAATTGGTTTTGCGCTGCTTGTAGCATTGTCCTTTCATTGAACCTCATTTTGGATAAAGCACCCTCCTGGACAATGTAGTTTGCATCAAACAAATCTACGATTTCGGTTATAGAACCATGCTTACCATCTGCATAAGCAAAATTATTTACTTTGAACTTTCTAAAGCTATCATTGCATTCCCCAAGATATTTCAATTCAGAGTGAATATACATCAATGGAAAATCAGTTCTATCTAAGCCACAATCGTTTCTAACAAAATACTTATTTACACTCAAATTTTCATCAGGCGTTTGTAGTACTTTATTTACGTTAAATTCTTCTAATCTATAATAATCTGAAACTCTGCTTTGAAATATTCCATCTTGCATCATCTCATTCATATCTCCACCTAACACCCCACTAATATCGTTTGCTTGTGATCTACTTCCTACTCTAGCATATCTACTTCCTTTTTTCATAGTGAAGTTAAATTTGCTTTCAGTTGGAAATATTAATCCTAATCCATAATCTCGTCTATTTTCAGGGTCTTCTTCATATAAAGGAACTAATCTACAATAATCAAAGAAATCTACGAAACAATCGCCACCCCATACTTCAACATCGTCAAATACAATTCTACCACCCGAAGTAGCTTGTGATATTGTAGTTGTATTTATAGGAATAAAATGGCCTATATTTTTATAAACTCTATTTTTTACAATATTATCGTCTAGTACATATCCATCTAATCCCGTTCTATAATTTGCTATGAAATAAGAACTTCTATTGACGGTCATGTCAGTTGGATTTATCCAAGGAGTATAAAAACTCAATAGATTTCCGAACTTAGCTGATACGTATATTGAATTTTGATGCCCTCTGGCCTGCCAATCTTCTGTTGGCGGTAGTGCTTGATACCCATTTAAGAATGTTTCCCAATTTGATATTAAGTAATATCCATCTCCAATAGTATAAAATTCTTCTTTAAATACGGGTGCTTTTATTTCGTCTGCATTTTTTTCAGTTCCCCATAAGACAAATGGTTGAACGTTTCCTATGCCTACTGAACCAAGTCCATCTAAATCATTAACCCACTGAACGCCACTCATTAAAGTAGAATAATGCTTTGTATTCCATTGGTTGTTTCCACCACTAAATGCACTTGCGTAACTTCTAGTATTTACTATTGGTTGTCCATCAAATTTTGGACTATTGAATGATAATTGGCAGTTACCTACTATTTTAAATTTGTTTGTTCCTTGTGTATTTATCACATTTGAATCAATAAGAAAATCAGGAGCTTCAAATGTAAATGTGTGTTGTGCAACGTATCTACCACCACTTTTATTTGAACCATGGTCGTCATCAGATGCCGTTACAACTGGATTTGCAGGAGTTATCCCTTGCGAATAGAATGGTCTAGTGTTTGGTAATGTGTTTTTGTATAAATATACAGAACCATGACTATGTAATGGTTGAACTTTAGGTATATTTCTTTCGTATCCTAATGCATCAGGAAACGGACTTTCGTTATTTACTTCATTTACTTCAACTGTACAATTCAATAATAGTCCTTGACAAATAATGTCAGGAACTCTATCGCTTCTAATAATAGAAAATCCACTTAATTGAATTTTATTGTCAGCATCATAAATTATATCCGTTAAATCAATACCACTAAATTTTGCTCCTAATATTTTTAAAGCGTGGTTTGAACCTCTAAATATTGTGTCTGTTATTGGGTCTGTTGCACCAGTTGCCGGGTCGTAAATTGTCAATGTGTAATCTCCAATAGAGCCAGTTGTTCCAACAGTTGTTCCACTAGGTCTTCTTAATGACCAATTATTATTATACTGCTCTGGAAACTGAAAATCTCCTATATATTGGGCAAAGCATGGTTGCCCTTTTCTATCAAATAACACAATAGAATAAGGATATAGTCCCCCTCTAAAGTGTCCTTTGAACGTATGCTCCCATTGTGTGCCTTTGTAGTTTATGTAATCTTGAGCAATAAGCAATGTTTCTGTTACTGCTCCAAATACTCCTTTTGTTACAAATGTAGTTTTAGGTACTTGATTTGTGAGCGGTAATTCAAACTTAGTGTTTGTTTCATCACTAAGCATCTCTCTTATTATTGGAGTAATGGTAATTGAATTTAGAACTTCATCTGCAATTAATGGTTGCTCTCTTAATACTATATTGCCCTCATGTAAAAAGTTATTTTTGATATTTTGTGTTTTAGCGTGGCTAACATCAAAGTATCTTTGGTTAATTTCTTCTAAAAGTATGCCGTTACCAACATCTGAAATGTGCGAAACGTCAATAGTTGATGCCGTAATGTCTAGTTTTTGAAACACATAAGCTCTTTTTGGTGCTTCATCCGTTTCCCAAACAACACAACCTACTTCTACTTCCTTAAATCGAACATCTAAATCAGTAAGCCTAATCATGTGTCCTTTCTTTGTTGAAGTGCCACTCACTTCCATTTCATACTCATTCCAATCCGTTAAGTTAGGCTCGTCACTAGTTATAAATATAGCTTCTGAAATAGGCGACCATGGACTTGTATATCCGTTTTTATGAATATATCGATAAAAATATTGTCTTTTAGCTACGGTTAATGTGCCACTAATGTTTCTATAAAATCTAATATTGCCCCAATGCAAGTCTATCATTCTATCCATTGAATGCACTGAATAGTAGTTTGGATATGGAGGGTTGTATGCTGCACCCCAATCGCCTAATGCAAAAAGATTAAATACTCTTGGGTCGTTTCTATCATCATTCCAATATATTCGCTCAATACCATCATTTTCTACAATAGAATTTACCTTGCATCTATTTCTGAAATTTAATCTGTCATTGTATGGATCATAATCATCATTGAATAATTCATAAATTGCATATACTCCAAATTGGTCTTCTTTTAGTCCTACTATTCTACTAGTAACTCCATTGGTAACTAAAAGTATGAGCTTATTATTAGATTCGCACCCACCTACTATTTCTTCATTTGCATTTAGATTAAATACAAATGTAGTCCCATTGGCAAAAGTCCATGCTAAAGTATTGTTATTTTCATTGAATACTAATCTCCCGTTAAGGCTTTCTAAATAGGTATTTGCTTGAGTATAATTTTCATTATAATCTCTTTTCATACCTCCATCAAAACTATTTATGTGCTTCATCTATATTCTTGGGTTTCTAAATACGTATCCTAAGTATTCAATTTGTTTTTGTGTAAGTTGGTTATATTGTGAGCGCGCTTGTCGGCACAATTCATACCATCTTCTTTGACACTCTGCACTTCTATTATCTCTATATCTAAAGCATAGTTTCCATTTAATGTATTCTTGTATTGCAATAACACACACATCTGCAACTTTCGGATAACCATTGTCATCCATTGGTCTAGCCATATATTTAATTTTGGCAATCGTACCATCCTCTACCGCAGGACTGAATGAAATAAAACATCCATCACTAGTGAATATCTTTTTAGAATTTGCATTGCTACAAGGACAAGTGTTAGTAACTAAATCGCTACACTCGTTTCTTTGCTCAAAATCATATAATTCTCCATTGATTGAAACACAATCAATTATTTTCATATCAGCACAATACCTTATCTTGTTATTTTTTATTGTGAAATCTCCCGACTTATTTTGCAGTGCATTTTCTTTTCCTATCAAGTCTTGTGCCTCAACTGCCCAACGAACTAAATCTTCTTCAAGCGTTTGCATAACACCGCTCATACCTAAATCGCCACAAGCAGTTCTAATAGGAGTAAATGTGCTTACGTATTTTATTATTTCCATCTATTATGCTTTGTCCCACTTACCTAATGGGCATTTTTCGTTAATCAATGACGTTTTCCACTTTATAATGCACCCACAACCTGGATATTGATTGCCTAATATTCTTTGTTCTCCATCATACTCTAAATTCTTAACTGCAGTACCTTTTGTTGAACTAGAACAAAACTCTCCATCTTTAATTGGACAAGTTTCGCAAATACTTCTTCTTTCTGTAGAAATTGGTTTACCTACAAATCTAAGTTTTAGTGTTTCTAATAAGAAATGATTATTTTTCATAGTAGTTCCAATTATTTTTTACTTTTTCATAAAGCATCTCTCTGTATTTTTTACCCAAAGTAAACTCTACTTGTATTTCCTTTTCCTTTGTTATTAGTTTCTTTATAGAATCCATAAACACTACATATTCGTGTCCATTCCATTTCTTATCATGCTCATATCCTTTTCTGCTAGGTATCTTTTTTATATAAAGTCTTTTCTTTAAAAAATAAACCTCTCCATTCTCTATAAGTTCCTCAATAGCAAATTCAAGATATTTGAGTATCATCTGTTTTAAAAGTATAGGACTTGGTTTCTTTCTTCTAGGTACAACAAATCCAGTGTCATCTTGTTTCCTATCTACATACCTTTTTAAAGTTAGTTTACCTAGTTCCTGCAATGATAATGGCATTAGGAAATTCCATTTCTTATGCTCATTTTCATTAGTTATAACTTTATTATAACCTTTTTTCTCATACCTTACTTTCGTTGCTGCCATCGTTTTTATTATCTGGTAAGCTCCTTAATATAATTGGCATTGTATGAGCAAAAATCATATCATACATTGCCTTTTCTAAATGACTAGGAATAGGATAACAATCCTTATCCAAATCAAAACACTTTTCTACATTGTCTATACCGCAAGTTTGAATTGTTGTTGGATCATCAGCAACACCTCTCACATTAATATAACACAAGTCATTGTTTCCATATATGTAAACTTTATTGCCAATTATTTGAGCAGATACTCCGCTTTTTCTTTTGTAAGGTGCGTATTCATCTAAAATTGCATCTGTAATCCCTATTGGAATAGTGCTAATTTTATCTACTAGTCCTAAAAATGTAAGTCCAGCATTGCCCGGCAAGTCTAAAACTTTTGGTATTATTGCCATAAGTAGATTTTCTCCCCATTTAACTTCGGTGCAATTAGCTTGGTCTACCTTAGTCAATTTTATACAACCAAAATCTTGCTCGTATTGTGGGTTGATTATATCAGAGTTTCTTAAATCTTTATACAATAGGTCATTTCTAACGTATTTTGCCCAATAGAGTATTTGTCTATCAGAGAAGCTATAATCTCTATTAGATACACCCTCTGAATAAAGGTTTCTTACGTTATAAACTATTTCATTAAATGTTGGCATCTTCTTCTATAAATTTAATTTCATAACTTCTAGTGAAGCTATTTAAAACTTTGACTGCCTTTAACTTTTTTTTAACTACCGCAGGTTTTACATCCACCGGTTGTTCCTGTGATTTTTTGTTCGGTTTTTTCACCTTTCCATGTATAAGTTATTCTAACATTAGGATTAGGATTAATCCCAGTTAGATTGTGAATAATCATTTCTCTATTTATTAGCTTACCACCAACAACGTCATGTGGTATATCTAATTCAGATTGAACTATAAACTCAATCAATTCTTCATCAGTCATTGCATTTATTTGATTAAATGCCTCTTGGTTACTCAAATACTCCATTTCTTTGTGCTATTTCGTTGTTAATTGCATTTGCTTGGTTATAATTTTCTGTGTTTACATCTTGTTTCCTAACTGCCATTTCAACTATTTCTTCTGCAAGATAATCGGGCAGTTCAAATAATCCAGTTGGGTTTGTATCTGAATTGATTTTCTGTGGCTCACGTATGTAAACAATATTTATTCTAGTCGCAGTTGGTAAAACTTCTATTTTAGGCCCTGCAGTAATAAAGAATAATGGCTCTTTTGTTGTTGGTCTATTAAAAGGGTCTTGCTTCAAAACATCAATATTATTGTTTTTAGCTTGTCTAATATTCCTAGTGACTAATCCATCACAAGTATCATTAAACTCTCCATTTATCCTAGCTAGATACCTAAAATTAGTAATATCTGTAGTAAGGAATATCTCTGTGCCAACCTTAGTATAAGGCACTAGTAATCTATCTAGCTTAACTGAATGCTCGTGGTTGATTTCAAATTTATTATATTCTTGCTCAATCCAATCATTGTAAGCTATATTACAAAAATTATCAAACTCCGATTCAGTAAAGTAAGGCGAACCTACTTTATCTAAAAGGGAGTTTGATAAATTAAACATTTGTTCAAATGTCATAAAGAATTATTTATTTTTCTTATCGACTTTACTTGACATTACCTCATCTTTATATACGTTTCCTTTCAAGTGTATATAAATATCTTTTTCTTCTTTACACCATAATACAACTTTGTCTATTCCATAGCCAATAGCATTACCCATGTAAGAATAGTATCCATTTTCAGCGTATAGACCTTTTTTATCACTAGCATTACCTTTTTCAAGTGATGCATGGATAACCTCTAAAATAAGCCTATCAGGATTATTGAAGTAGTCTGCAATTTCTTTTGCTTTTACTTTGTCTGAACTAAACTTAACTAGTTCATTCTTACATTTCTTAGCACTACCATAGATACCGAATATCTTTGCAAAGTTTACAACTCTTGCATCATCCATGTTTAGAATTTCATCAGATAATCTGTGAGATTCTACAAGTACATCATGCTCTTTTTGCTCATGTAGTTCTTGGTCATGCAAATAAAATCTTTGGTTTGCACTTAGCGTTTGTCCTTCTTTTGGATAAGATAACATAGCGCTAAATGTTGGACTTTCTGTTGCCGCCTTAATAATATCAGCGTGTAATGGATATAAGTCGGGTTGTAAAAGCATCCCATTACCATCTATCTTTAAAGATTCTCTACCTAATGTAGATAGAATTACTTTCCCTTTAGTGTCTTTGAAATCTCCACTAATCTTAAGAGAACCTACTATGTTACCACTAAAATTTGGATTCGGACGGATTTCTACTATTTTACTCATTTACTTGTTTACTTTTTTTTGATTTAATAAAATTTATTTCTAATGTAAAATATAAATAAGGGAGTTTTACGGAACTCCCTTACTATTAGTGTTATTACTAAGCTATTGGTCTAAATAGTAACATTGAGCTAGGCTCGTTTACTATCACAACAAATTCAGTATCGTATGCAGCAGTGTAGCCATCATACAAGTTAGCCGCTTTTGGAGAAGTTGGGTCTTTAGGATCCATTTTCCCAGGAACATACTTGTAAGTGAATGCACTTGATGTACCACAACCCTCTCTGAAATAAATTTCATACAATGGTTTCCCATCACAAGTTGTTTTTGGATGTATCAAGAATTTGTATGATTCATTAGGTATTACGCTACCACTTCTTACGTGTTGGAATGATGTATTACCAAAAAGCATACATTTTTCTAGGTTAAGAACATTACCTGCAAAATGGTATTGCAAGATATTCATACCTAATGCATAGTCATACGCTTCTCCAGACTTAAAGTCATGTAAAGTACAACATCCACCAGCAGTAAATGCTTTTTTCTCTAATACTTTTTGAAGTAAAGAGAATGCAGCAGGGCCGCATCTAGCGAATAATTCTGTACTAGCCATGTTTCTTTCAGCTGCCCATTCTTCGATAGTTACTTCTATCAAGTCTAAGAATGCAGCGTAGTTCGTAGGGTTGGTATATGTAGCCACAGAGAAGTTAGTTACGTTACCACCTTCTATTTGAGCTTCGATACCATCACCAGTAGTCAATGTTCCATCAGGGCCAGTAATCACAGATGCACCAGCAGAGTTTTTATTAGTTCTGCCATAGTATACGGCAGCTTCCATAGTTCCTAAGAACAAATCAAATACTTGTAAATCTTCTGTTGAGTGGAAACACATTGAGCCATTAGCTCCCTCTATCCAAGTGCTATTCATTACACCAGTTTTACATACTTGTCTTGATATACAGATATGTGTAGTATAGTTTTTATACCAATCAGGTGCTACTACAGATGCTTTTACACAGCTTTCAGTACAAGTACTAGTTGCAGCCCAAGTCCATGGTAAGCTATCTCCAATACCTACTATACCAGCAGGAATTGTTACCGCAGCAGTTGCAATAACTTTTGCAGTGTAAGTATAAGGCCCTGAACCAGCAGCTGCAGTCATAATCAACAAGTTGATTTGTCCACCATTCACGCTATCATTGATAGTTACAACCATTCCTGGAGATAACCAATCTTCTGCGAATGCAATGGTGAATGTACTGTTTAGTGCTATTGAAGAACCGATTGGAGGCAATGTAGTAATAGTCAAAGCTGGTCTAACTTTCGTTTCAACTGCCCAAGATATATTATCTCCTGCGATACCCATTTGTCCAGATTTTACTCTGTTTTGGAAAGTAGTTTCATCTATTGATGCATCTAGTCCAATTAAGTCACGAAGAAAACATAAAGTTTTGTCATCGCAATATTTTTTTACTAATTGTTTCTTGATTTGTGGGTAAAGTAACAATACGTCACCTAACCATTTACCGTCTACGGGATTTTTGTTTGGCAATCCGCCAGTATAAATTTTCATTTAATTTTTAATTTTTTAATATTCCACTTGCTTCACTCATGTAAAACAATACTACTTGAATCCATCAGGGTTAAATTGATTGAACCCTTTTGCTTTTTCAGTAATATGTTTTGAAACAGATGGCGTAACTGCTGGTGCAGTAGCCATTTTTTCAACCATAGCAACTTTTGAAACTCCTTTTTGCTTAATGTTATTCTTCCAATTATCCTCATATTTGAGGAATAGGGCGATTTTGCTAAGTGTTTGAGGGTCTTTTAGTGCTTTCTTGAACTCTGTTGAATTGGCAAACTTTCCTGCATCTTTGAGGATTTTTGCTCTTTTCGTTTCATCTTTAGGTAAATTCATACCTAGAAATTCTTTAGTATCAAGAATGGCTGTTTCTGTATTTTTTAATACTTCATCTTCTACGTCTAGGTCAATGTTGTTAGCTAGAATAGAATCTTCAATATGTTTAGTTTTTGCTTCAATATTTCTTTTTAGCAATGAGTTGTACTCAATAGCGTAATCTTCTATTGTTTCAGGACTTACCTCATTAAGTTCTTCAATAGTTTTTTCAACTCTTTGAATAGCTTTTTCGTGGTCAAATCCTTTGTTTTTATACTCGAAGTATAGTTTTGCTTTAGCTTTGTCTTGGTCAGACATTTTAGACATTTTGTTCCACTCGATAATATCAGTGTCTGTGTCTATTAATGAGCGACCTTTAGCTATGATTGATAATTTTTTATTTGCTTCCTTTAAAGACTTGTAGCTTTCAACGGCTTTATCTTCATCGTCAATATTGGGGTCAAGTTCTTTGATAGATGCGAATACATCTTTTTTTGTTGTGTTTGTATTTGCTTGTGTTTGTAGGTCTAAATCTTCAAATGACACCTCAAAAGTATCATCTTTATCATCAGTTTCTACTGTTGGTGCGTCTTGATTTGTAGTGTCTACTACTTTAGGTTCTTCTTTACTTGGCTCGGCTTCTACTTTTTTATTTGCAGATGTTGTAAAATCATCTGGATTAAAGGTAGGTTTAACTTCTTCTACTTTAACTTCATTCTCTATTTCTGACATTTAATATAGTTGTAAATTCCACTTAACTATACTCTAACTCTAACTTTTACTATTGCAAATATAATGAATATTTTAAAAAAGCAAATTAAAAATAAAAAAACTCCTATAAAATAGGAGTTCTTCAAATAATAATAATGATGGATCTAAATAACAAACAGAGATGCAAATATATAAAAAAATAGTGAATTGCAAATCTTTTTTTAAAATGGTAATTTATCCTTTATATGAATAATCTTTGTAAACGGATATTTAGGTAGTTTTCTTTCTGATTTGAATTTTCCGTTAATATAGTATCCATAACTACCTGCATTGTAGCATCTCTTTTGAATTTTGCCAGTTTCTGAATTTAGTAATCCAATATCAGTAATTAGTAGATTTGTAAACTTAACTCCAAAGT